GGAGGATTTACCAAAGATAAAGTTCCACCGAATTGTGAGGACAATCCAACGACGACAGGATCGTATTGAATAGAATTATAATAATTATCGGACAACTTTATAGTATCCTTATCAATGACAATAACATAATAATCTTTTTCATTTTTCAATACTTTAGAAGGAGAAGTTTGGATTACTTGTTGACCAGTGGTAAATCCATGGTTTTCAATGGTTATAGAATTAGTTAAAGTGTTAACACCAACTGGAGAAAATGATTTTGGATTAATTACTAATTTTCTATTATAATCACTATATGCTACTACGAATGATGTTGATATTGAAGGATTAACATCAACAAAAACAATGTCTCCATCAGACAATCCATGAGTTGTTGCTGTAGAAACAATCGTTTTATTCTTTGAAATATTCCCCCTCAATGAATTGTAATTAGTTTTAAAACTATGATAAGTACCGCTTCCAAAAGAAGTAAAGTAAAGAATACTCTGATTTCTTTGTGTTGATGCAATACCAACAATAGTTCCTGTTGAACCAATTCCAACTTTTACTGTAGAAATTCCTATAAAATTCGGAGATACATTTGTTGCATAAATTAAGGATCCATCCGCAAGATTTGCTCCAATTCCTTCACCATTTGTGGAAATTGCAATAGGATCTCCTCCATTTGAGTCATAAATCAACTGATCGCCAGTTTCTAATTTATGATCTGGGAGGTAAATTAATCTACTTGGAACCGTAACATAACTAACTCCTGCTCCCGGATTTGAAATAAAAATAGTAGTTCCTATTCCCACCGCTGTTCCGACACCAATAGATTCCCTAGGATTAAAATATATTTGTCTATTTGATGAATAATTAAAAGGATTAGTCAGTCTATCACTTATTACCAATCTTCTTGAATTTTCATATAAAATATCAGAATAACTGTGAGACGAACCAACAGTGTTATTGACTGCCCTAAGGATTTTTAATCTCGATGAATTTTTATCTACATTTAAAACTTTAACCTTTTCTGTTCCTATCGTGAAAATGTCATTTTCACGAATATTTGATAAGTTTCCTCCAACAGAAATAAAGGTTACTATACCTGTTGCTCCAGTTGTACCAAGACCAACTGTATTAATTAAAGAAAGAGTGTTTTTCCTTGGAACTTCTGCAGAATACAATTCGTTGAATATTGTCAAAGAAGTGGTGAGACCTGAAATAGTGACAATATCACCGGTATTAAATTCATGCGGATTCTCTGCTAAAATATTAAAACTATTCACCCTCCCAGAATCTGGATATATTTCTACATTATAAGAAACAATGTTATCAACGCTAATAGTTTCTACTTCCTTTCCTTTTAGTTTAGAAACTCTTGCAGAAAATCCATATCCTCTAGTATCTGTTTCATCAGAAACTAATAAATCATTTATACTATAGTTATTACCTCCAGTCAATATACCAACTGTTTGTATATTTCCGGGAGATGCATACTTTATAGTAGATGTTTGATTTAGTCTATTTGGAAGATCTAAGTACTTGTAGTAAGATTTTTCTCCAAGTAAGTTATAATTTTTTGTATACCTAATCCAATCAGTTTTGTTTAAGTCAATATCATCTTGATTTGAAGAGGCTTTAAAATTGAATTCATTTGGACGTGACTTGAAAGTATTTCCAATAAGATATGGAAATACGGGTATCCTGTAATTTCGAAATGGACTTGAAGATGTTCTGGTAGTTGTCGCTGCTATTGTGCAAAAATAAGCGTATACTCCATTGGGAAATTCTGGAGTAACACAAAATCTACCATTATGCTCATCCAAAACACTATCATCTTGATTTAGTCGAGTATAATATTTGTAATCTTCTACAAAAAACCCTAATGGGTATATTTTTTCAGATGGTCTATCACTTGATACTGGTGCAAGTTTATACCCAGATTTCATCTGTGTTATTGAACCGCCACCGGAAGCGTCCTTTTTAGCGTATCCATATGGACCATAGATTGGATTCCCATCATATGCCCAACCAATTATCGGAGAATGTTTAGTCGAAGATACTTCACTTCCTCCTACTCTACTTAAATCAAAATTTCCATAAGATGGTCTTCCTGTAGGATCTACAGAATATATTGATTCTCTAAGTTTTCTTGGTGCATATAAATGAGAGTACTGAAGACCACCTTTAGTGTATGAATTATAAAATACGAATCCATCATCTGGAGTTGTATTGCTAAAATTCCTACTCACTAAATTTATATTCCATGATTTTAATTTTGATTTAAATGTTGCCCCAGAACCAGAATCTTGGACTGTAATAAAAGTATTTTTTTGAGAATATCCAATTCCTCCATTTATTATTTTTACTTGTTTAATTTGACCATTTTCAACAATTGGCACCAAAACAGCGCCTAATCCATCTCCAGATATGTTGATAGTTGGTGCATTATTATAATCATAACCAGAATTATTAACTAAAACTTCTACTATTCTTCCATTATTGATAATTGGTACTATTTCTGAACTTTTTCCTTGTCTTAAAATCAAAAGTGGTTCTCTGAGGTAATTCAATACTTCAGGTGTTCCATATGATCTTCCTCCATTTTGTAAATGGAAAGATGTTATTTCTCCCCTAAAAACTGGTTGAATTTTTGCCGCAAAATCCACACCGGCAGATGTTGAAACCCCAATTTCTCCCACAACTTCAACAGAAATTGGTTGATAGTTAAAGTAGTGTACTCCAGTTCCTCTAGAGGTTAAATCTACATATTGATTTGTTGTATAATAAAAATCTTGATTGGATGAACTTACCCCAACAATTGATAGCTTAAAATTATTGTCGTCGATCTTAGTCAAATAATAATCAGAGTTTTTAGTTAATCCACCTATTGCTGTTCCACTGCTAGTATATCTGACTATTTCTCCAGAATTAAAATCGTGTTCATTTATATTAATACTATTAGTTGATGTATTAATCCCCGAAGGTGAGGTAGTTCTTATTTTATTTTGATATCCAAATCCTGGGTTTAGAACATTAATGGTAGAAATAACTTGTTTTTTATTGATGCATTTGAATGAATGATTACCTATACCATATGTGGTTAAAGAAACGGTATTAATCCCAACAAGAGCATCTTCGGCACTATTATGGATTGTTAAAGTCTTTAAGTCAACAACGCGGGCATAATACTCCGCATTTGTCGAAATTCCACCAACTCCTTTTTGATTATTTGTATAATATGTTATTTTTTCTGCATTTCTAAATTTATGATAAGTAGAAAAACCAATGGAGTTGTTAATTATATTAACTTCATTAAACTTTTGCTCAGAATTGAAAAATACTTCATGATCTATAAATTTAGTTGATACATCTGCTACAGCTCCAACTCCATTTCCCCCAGTAATTCTTATTGTTGGTTTTGAAACATAATCAAAACCGGGATCTAATAATCTAATTTCAAATAAACCACCAGAAACGGCGCAATATCCAGTAGCACCAATTCCAATAGAATCAGTTATATCTAAAACAGGAGGACTAATAACATCATATTCAGAACCTCCTGAAGAAACATCAATACTTTCTACGGGTCCATAATAAATTATATCTTTAGATTTATAATTTAATATTTCTGTTCCGTTAATAAGAATTCCGGTAGGTCCGGGAAAAGTTTCATAATTCTTCCCATCATTATATGGTAAAGAAATTTCTCTAAGTAATTTTTGTGATATTAATGATTTTGATTTGAATTGTTGGAGAATAATTTTATCAGATGCTACATTTATGTTTTCTTCTGTTTTTAAGAATTTGGAATTCTGAATATCTGAACTACTTTTGGCAAATTGTACATTATTTGCATCTACTCTTTTTATATAATAAACTCCACTATCAAATAATGATCTTGGAATATCACTAGTTTCTCCCGAAGATTCGTAGTAAATACAATCTCCCGTATAGAATCCATGATCTTTTTGATTTGTTATCCTAAAAGTATCTCCGGCAGGAAAAGTACCACTAATATATAAAGATCTATCAGAAGCATTGAGAGACTGTCCATTATAAAATGGTAATGATGGAGACGCAACTAAAGTTTTTTCTTTTATTTTGTAAATATTTTGAACATTTGCATTTTGATTTGATAGTTCGTTGTATAGAGTATGTCTAACTTTAGTCAGTACTTTCTCTATAGTATATTTGAAATTTGTCGGAACAGCAATATTACTTCCAATATAAACCTCAGTATCTGAAACAACTCCAATAATGGACAATACAGTTTTAGAACCATTATTTGAAATTAAATTAACCGAGTCTCCAGTTGCAAAATTGTGTTTATCGCTTGTTTTTACACTATAAATTTTTGATGAAGAATTGAATACGGATATTTCTTTAACTTCGTATGTAGTTTGGATGTTAAAAATCCAACTATTTGAAATTGGATCTATAGAATCAGCACCTAAAGTTCTAATTATTGCATTATCACCCGAAATTTGATAATAAACTGCTTCATCATCAACAAGAGACACCTCATTTAGTACCGAATTAATTCTAACTTTTATAGTCTCATTACTATCCGATTGACTTGAGGATCCGTATGCAAATACATTTAAAGAAATATCAGAAGCATCGAATATTTTTTTAGTTATATTTACACATCCAAAAAACTGAGTCAGACTTTTTGATGCATATGAAACTACGCCTGTTGTACCATCTTCATAAGTTACAAATAAATCACCACTAGAGGGGAATCCAACTGTAGAATCTACATCAATTGTTGATACATCTGGATTTACGTCACCTATTATTCTTGTCTTGGGATGTATGGAAAAGTTTCCATATAGTGCTCCACTTACACCAATATCTCTATTATACCCACCATCAAATCCCAATCTATAATACTCTTTTCCTTCCGTAGAATAAATTTTTTCTACATCAGATATTGAAGCATAACATTTGGTTATATCGCCATACTCATCTTGAAATAAAGTAGAGTTTCTTAAATTATATGGGTCTCCTTCTATAGATTCTACAACTAAAGCATTGATGACATTAAATCCAGCATTTGATGGTCTAATTAGACTATTTTGTGGTTTTACAATATCAACATCTTCTCCATATAAAACTTTAAATAGAATCTTATATGAAATATCTGTTCCCTTTGAGGAATAAAAATCCTTTGATTGTTTTAGAAATAGATATTGGTCTAAATTACTATATAATTCCCTCCCTTCAAATCCGGGAATTAATTGATACTTTATCTTTTTTAAAAACTCTTTTAAAAATAACGAACTTAAATTAGTTATTTTTGAACCAGATAAATGCTCTTTAGATTCTGTTGATTCGAATACGAGTTGATCAGATAAATCCGATAGAGAATTAGTTCTACTTGTGCTTATTCCAACATTTGAGTAAGAAGAAATTCCACTAAAACCTCTGATACAATTAACAAAAGAATTTGAAGTTTTATATTCGTAGGTTATAATTTCATCATCAATTTTAATCAAACCATAGGAATCTGGAAAACCAATAGTTCCAGATTCTGAGGAGACCGTAATAACATCATCATCAAATGAAATATCATTTGAAAGAATCGCAAAGTCTGTATTGCTCTTAATTTCATCTAATTTAATATATTGATCAATATTTTGTATCAAATCATAAGGAGCTCCAGTAAATTCCTGAGAAAGATAATATTGTTTTAAAAATTCAGCAACTAAAGGAAATTCTTCCCTTACATAAGAAGGTAGCTGTCTTTCTAAAATGGTATTAAATTTTACTCTTTTCTTTGTCATTTTATTGTCTTACTAAATTCCCGTTACTGTAGCTTGAAGTTACTATGTAATTTGATGCAGATGGATCAAGTCCTGATGATATTTGATCAGTAATCATTTCAAATATACTGTTATTAATATCTAGCTGCAAATATAAATCCTGTAATCCGATAACATCATTTGATTTTGGAATAGTTGAAATTTCAATGATTGATTGTCCATCTTTTACTTTATCGGTAGATAAAACATTTATTGGATTGAGTGTAATTATTCCTTTGACATAATCAATTCTACCAACATTTCTTCTTACTATAGTTGCATCATTGGAATTAACACTTGGTACAGTAAAAAGGAACATGCTTCCAGTATTTCCATTAGTATCTGGGATGTCCGATAAGTAAACAGAACCTTGTATTCCGGAAATAGTAAATGCTGTAGATTTCACATTGTATCCATTCATACTCTTAATATGGAATGCATTGCCGAATCCAATCTGATATTCTGCTATAGAATTTAAGACTACTCTTAAATCCCTTCTCATTTGAATCTTAGTGATGTTTGATGTTATTGCTGGATGACTATCATCTATTATCTTAAGAAATTTACTGTATTTAAATCTTGCTCCATACTTATTCAATTCGGTTGATTCTGCATATTTATTGGTATTTGACTGAACAATACTCGAAACATAATCAGATCCTTGTGCGGAATTTGTATTATAATAAATTTTAGAATCTACCTCAATATAGAGATACTTAAGATCTAAAATTTCAGGAACAATTCCTGCCACTGCGTATTTCTTTAAATCTCTTTTAATATTTTCTTTTATTAAATTGGGAATAAAATCTCCAGTCCTTGGTTTAATACTTATGAAAACTTTTCCATATTGGGGAGGAATCAACTCTTCTCCACCAAAAACTGATATTGATTCCGTTTCTGGATAAATCTTTGAAGGTATTAATGATTCATAATCACTAGCAGTCAACGCTCTATTCTGGGAAGCATATATTCTTGTTGAATATTTTTTAATAGATTCTACAGTTTCTATGTTTTCTCCACCAGAAGAAATTAACCCAGTTGCCAACAAAGAAATTCCTGAGTTTACTGTATACTCTACAGAATTTCTGGTATATGTTAATCTTCCGGAAAAAGCAAATTGATTTACTCCATTTCCACTATCACCATTTGATACAATATAATTAACTTCTATAAAATTATCATTCTCAAGTTTTTTGCCATATAAAATACCATCACCAAAAAGCAATTCATATCTTTCGTCTTCAATTTCTTGGATATAATAGACAGTAGAATCCTTATCTACATCAAAGACACTATTTTGTAAAGAATAATTGACCAAAGAGGTTGAATTCTGGTCATCTTTTACTGATACTGAGATTAAAGAAGTATCTACGCCAGGATTGGGTAATATAAATCTTTGATTTGGATTTCTCGAAGAATAAGTAAAAGATGTTGTTAGCAGTACACCCTCATATATTTTTAAATCATTAAATGTTGCTACTTTATTAATTACTGGTACAGTCACATCATCTAATATTGAAAAAACAAATGATTGATTTCCAAAAGAACTTGATGATGTTGCTACAATTCCTTTTTTTAGAGTTATTGATGCTGGAACAGGAGTGATATTTGAGGTATCAATAAAAAAGCTTACCGTAGCTCTTGCTGCTTTTCTTGACCTAGGAACATATCCAATATTCCTAGCGAGGGCAACAACATTCTCTCTAAGAGTAGCACTATCAATAAAAACCTCATTCGCAACCATGTTTGCGTTATATGAGGTAATATATGTGTTATATGCTAAAACATCAAGTATAGACGATAAATTAGATCCCTCAAAATCATAGTCGGTGAAATTTGAGTTTGCTTTTAAATAGTCTCTTAAAGAAGCTTTTATCTGGTTAAAATCCAGATTTGAAAAATTTGTTAATGGCATTTACCTAATAGGTTGCAAAACAAACTGTAACTGTTGAGGTGTAACATCAATACCGACAATTCTATAAGAAATTAATACGTCAAATGAATTGTTATCATAATCTGGAATTACGACCACTTGATTTAAAGAAACTCTTGGTTCATAGTTTGAAATAGAATACTCTATTTCATCCTTAATGTTTTCAGCTGTCAGTTGATCTAGGTTTTCAAAGAGAGAGCGATTAATTTTGGAACCAAAACCTTCATTAAAAAATTTTTCACCAGGGTAAGTAAAGACAATATTTCGAATGGAACGAGCAATCGCATTTGCATTGTTAATAGCAATCAAGTCATTAGTCAGAGGATTGCTCTGAAATGACATACTAATGTCTTTAAATCCTTTACTTACCCTTTCTAAAGGCATTTTAGTTATAATTCTATCTTATTTATTACCGATTTTTTGATTCATAAAGAGGTTCTGTTCCATATTCCCAATCATCATAGTCTTCATCATTGCGAATTTTTGAATGAATTTCATTTTGGTGGAAAAAATCGTGTTTTTTGGGATTCATATCGTCGTTTGCGATTTCCCTCAGCATTTTTTGGTCCATTTTTGCTCCTGATTAGTTAAAATCAGAACTTTTTACGGGGTTGCTATCCCGGGTGTCGATGTAAAACCCTTCTCTTAGATAGTCTTCGTCTTTAACAAAGGTAAAATCTTCTATTTTTTGTATTTTTTCTCCTTTCCAAACGGGAATTGCAACTGAATTGCCATAACGAAAGTCTGGATTGCGTCTAAAATGAACTTCAATCAGTTTATTGCCAATAAATTCACAGTTAATCCACTCATAATTACCTTTTAAGTTGTTTAGAATCAAAGGAAATTCAATATCTTTGTCAATTTTAGTCCATTTCTTCCATTTATACAATGACTTATTATCATATCTATCACCTAAGACAACCAATTATGCTTTTCTATCTCTGAAATCTACACTAATATGTTCTCCTTGAAATATCTCACACCAAAATTCTGCTGGGTGAAGATGATCTGTAGAATTATCAATCCACTCTATACGAGAAAATCGTCCCATACCGAGTAAATTAATACTTGGTCGGACGATATAGTAGTCTGGAGATGGTACAGATGCGCCTACAGGACCACATAGGTGCCCCAGAGAGCGTGCTAGAAACAGTTTATTATATACCCACAGATCTTCCTTGTGAATTGAGTTCCATTCATCTATTGGATCTGAGTAGTACATGAAGAAAATCCGATTGGATTATTTCTATGAAGAGTATAGTTCTTCTGAATACGAATATCAGAGTTTTTAAAAGTCCAACATTCCCCATTACTATCTAGAAAAACTACCCATTCAAGATCGTGTTCTTGAGAACGGTCAATTACAAAAAAAGCCCAACCATTACCCCAAAAGGTAATGGTTGGGATTTGTGGATTTAATTGAAGCATTTACTTCCCTTGACCACGATACCTTTTCTTACGTCCATTGCGAGAGGTTGCACTGAGAAGTGTTCGAGCAGAACGTCCTTGACGAGTCTTTTTAGGTGCTCCTGGTTCAAATACGGTTTTATTACTTCCACCTTTAGCCATTGTTAATTTCCTCCAGTTCAATTAAATTAGGATCAATATCATCACCCGAGTAAAAACGCTCAGATAAGTCTTGAAGAACCTCAAGACATTCATCTGTAGTGAGGTTCATATAAATTTTACGTCCTTTATAAAGTACGTGATAGTTCATTAGATAATGCGAGTTTTTTCATGTCCAACTCTAATGCGAGGATCGCACCAGATATCAAACCCCGCATCCTTGGCATCAAGACAGAATGAAACATCTTCGCCACACATATCTTGAACATTACCAGACTCAAAGACTTGCATCTTCGGAGCAAACCAAGGATACTCAAGATTCTCAAAGACTCCATTCTTAATCATAACCCATCCAAAACCTGTGTAATCTACAGTGAATGGCTTACGACGCTTGCTGATTGATTCCACAGTTTCGTGGTTCATTACACCACCATTCTTACGGAAATCATCTTCTTCTAACCAGTGTGCGACAGAAGTTGTGTGACCATCTTCTGTTGCGTACCAACCTGCAACAACTTCTTTCTCTTCTCCTTCAGCAGAAAGAGCTAAATCACAAAGCTGCCAGAACTTGTTAGAATCAAAAACAATATCATTATCAATCCAGAGCTGATAATCATATTGAAGTTTTCCATCCCAAGGTTTTTGGTTTGGTCCACGGAGAACATTTGCTCCAAGACACTTGCATCGTGCAAAGTTAACCATTGATGAATAATCTTGAGAAATTTGAATACTCATTCCATTTTGTACAATATCAAAACAAAGTTGTACAAATGCTTTCAAAAAGATATAAGAGCATCCTCGTCCAGGAAGACAGAATACAATACTCTTACCCTTCATCCTTTCTTTAATCGCATCGTAGTCCCATTCTTCAGTGGACTTCTTTGGTGCTACAGTTTTAACAGTGAATCCTTTTGCCATAAGTTAAAATAACCTTCAACATCAATTTTAACAGTCTATATATGCTTTTGTCAATGAGAGGAGTTCAAAATAATTTCCTTATTTACAATAAGTTCCTCATAGGATAAATCCTCTGCATTGTAATCAGTTTTCATAATTTCCACCATATTCTTCAGAGTATTCCAAGTGGTCGAGAACTCATCTTCTTTAATAGAGTGGAATAAACACTTATCCCCTGCGTATATGTGGTATATTTTTTCCATTTTTTATTAAACTTTTTCCGGAAAATTTTTTAGTAAAAACTTATTTTACTAACGCATTATATATCAATACAACAAAAACCCCCAGGGGGATTAATACAATTCTACCCATTGTTTTTGGATATCTGATTATCCAACCTGCGAGTATCACTCTCCAAAAATTCCAATATGGTGTTCTCCTTCTCATTTTTTCTTCTTTCGCTTTCTCGCAGCATTCTTTTGAGCACAAGTTCTTGCTGCACCTTTTGATTTATTTTTATTGGGGCGACTCTTACCGTTCTTGTGAATCCATCCAAACACTTAGAAATACCTCCGGAAAATTTTTATGAGATTGATATTTATCGGTCGATTTGTCACCTCTGTAGGTTAGGGTAGTTTGCTTTTTTTAATAAGGGGGGGGGGCATCGGCGGGCTTATAACAACGCCGCGCGGCGCTATAACAAATCGGCGGCAATTAACTGCCGATAAGCATCAC